GCTTAGATAATGTTCCGTCTTTCTTTATATAAGGTGTAACTAACTTATCATCTACCCATTTAGGTTTAAATGTTTTCTGAACTTCATCTTCTACATCTGCCATGTTTTGTTTTAATTCTGCTAATAAAGTCATAGCTTGTTTACTATTAAAATAAAACCCTGTGTTTTCTTGTTCACGCATAATAGCAGCAGTTAATTGTTCTATATCAAATGATTTCTTACTAAAACCAGAACCTTCTTTAACTAAGTAATGATAAACTGCTTCATTAAGTTTAACATCTTGTTGACAATAATCTAACATCTCTGGTGTATAGTTATCAAACTCTGGTTGTTCTTGTTTAGGAACACCTAATCTATAACCCCAAGTTTTAAGACTATGTCCGTTCTCTCTAACAGGATTATATAATCTAGACATAACTAATGTATCTATTATCTTACCAGAATATTTAAAGTCATATAATCTTTTTAATACTGGTAAATCAAAACCTATAATGTTATGTCCTATTAAAGTATCGGCACTTGCTAATAGTTTAAGAGCATCATCAAGTTCATCAGGTCCGAACTTATAAAAGTCTCCTTCTATTTCTTTGACTACAATACACCATACTTTAGTGGCATGTAAATCATCTGTCTCTATATCAAAAATCATCTTCATTACTAAATGTTTCCTCCTCTGATACCTCATGCAGTCTACCTGTTTCAATATCATATTTTAAATGACAAGCCATCCCCGTATCTCCAGTATATCTAGACTTCAATACTCTGACTTTAGTTATGTTAGCTTCATCAGGATTTTCTGCCTGTTGATTTCTTTCTAATGCTATGACACAATCAGATAATTGTGCAATACCCTGTGAGCCTTTAAGATGTGACAATGATACTTCAATACCTTTCTCGTGTCCTCTATCTCCTGCTGCTCTACGCAAGTGAGATACTAATATCATGCCTACACCTGTTTCTTCTACAAGACTACGCAATCTATTCATAAGCATATCAATACCTCTTCTTTCATCTCCTTCAGATAATACATTAACAAGCATGTGTAAATGGTCTACTACTACCCAATCACATTCACATCCTACAATAATATATCTTAGTTTAGAAAAGATTTCATCTATGTCGGTTGCTCCTAAATGTGCATGAATAAATACTCTACCTTCTTGGATAGCACTATCAAATAAAGTATGCAGTTCTTCATCAGTATATTTACTTCGTTTCTCTGATAAATATATTCTGTCGTTAGCTTCAATAGATACAATTCCGTCAGCAGTTCTTAACCAATTCTCTTCTAGTGCTATGATGCCTACATTATCATCTGTATTTTTAATAAGATGATGTTCTAGTTCTCTAGTTACACTAGACTTACCAAGTCCTGTGCCACCTGTAAGAGTAACAAGTTCTCCTTTACGCATACCATATAACTTTTTATTTAGTCCTTCCCAAGGATATGCAATACTTTCTTTTACCTCTCGGTTAAGCCAATCATTTTTCTTACTAGATAATTCCATGATTCCAGAAGGTGTGTAAGTCTTAGCTTCCCACCATGCTGTTGAAAACTCTTGGAACTTTTTCTTAGCTAACATTTCATTAGCATCTTTGTATCCATTCGGTAAGTTTATTATCTTAGCTTTACTTGGTTTAAGTATTCTTGCTACTTGCCTTGCAGCTTCTATACCTGCTTTGTCATTATCAAAACACAAGACGACATTATCAAAGCTTTCTACAAACTCAATGCTCTCTCGTATATCTTTAACAGCAGATGATGCACCTCGTTTGATTGATACGACACTAGACTTACCTTGCATAAGTTCATAGACTGCCATAGCATCACACTCGCCTTCAGTTATAGTTAAATACTTACCACCCTTATTACGATACAGTTGTTCTCCAAACAATCCTGTGCCTTGAAATGTACCATTACATGCAAAGTTTTTATTGTCTACATATCTAGTCTTAGTTGCAACTATCTCACTACCATTGTGAAATGGGTAGATGTGTTGTTTAACTTGACCATTATGGTCTTTAACTACCTTAACACCATACTTTCTAGCTGTAGCTTCTGATATATTTCTATCAGTCAAACTTGCATAGATTCCTGTATAAGAATTAAGGAAAGAAGTTTCAGGTTGTTTCATATCTACTACTGTATTGTTATCTGCATTATCATAGTCTGGAATAAAAGCATTACAGCTAAAACATTTTGCAGAACCATTATCATTAAGTGATACAGCATCACTACTGCCACACTTAGGACATGGTAATTTATGTTTAACAAATTGTGTATTCAATTCTATCTCCTATAAAATTGAGGCGTTGTATTTGGATTATTCCTTTAAGTCCCATCCAAGTTTTAGGACACCTCGTTACAATTAAGAGTCTTCTTCGGTTGAAGTTTCCTCTTCTTCTTCTGTTGGTGTTTCCACCACAGCTTCAGGACAATCAGCTAGTAAAGATTCTAACTGACCTTGATGTCCTTGTGTAGCAAAGTTTAATGCCTCAACTATAGTGTTCAATGTTCCCATTTTATTTATGCTAACATTAGCATTCATTTTAGAATCATTGTTTTCTATCTTTGAAACATCATAAACTGTTTCGCCACTATCGTTCTTAATGGTAATAATCATATTAAAATTCCTCATTATCATCAAAGAACTCTGACCCATCTTCAGCTTTGTATTCAACAAGCTCAATGACTTGGACAGCTTGAAGGTCAAGACTTTTACCAGTCTTTCCTTTCCAATCCCAATCATATTCGCTACATTGAACTCTAACTTGAGAGCCATTACCTACAGCAAGGTTGATGTCTTGCTTGTTCTGGTCAATCAATCTAGGTGCGTTCCTAACCATTCCGTTAGGACCATTTACCTTACGCTTGATAACCAAAGCAGGACCTTCATCCATTTGCTTTACTGTATGTCCACGACCTGCAAAGTCATCTGCTGTCGCTTGGTCAACAACTAAGTTGACTGTATACATAGGTTCAAAAGTCTTAATACTTGCCCAATACGCAGTTCCATTTACTATCATATTTTCCTCCTTATGATATTAAGTTAATAAAAAGAGAGTTATGAGCCAACTACTCTCGGAGTTGTGGTTAGAACCAAACCTACTAATACATGGAGATAGAGGGCTTGTTCGGTTACTCGTGTCTATCTGCCATATTATACTGGAAATGATATTAAAAGTCAAGAACTATTTAATAAATTATCTAACTTTTGTGTATCAATATCTTCTAATAATTCTATTATAAATTTTCCATTAAGTTCTTCAACAATATAAGGAATGTTTATATTATGTTCTTGTTGTAGCAAATCTACATTCACAGTAAATTCTTTGTATTCTTTCTTTGTTAATGTTGATTTCATTTAATGTATAGCCTCATTTTGAATTTCAAATGACATTTCCATATCATCTGGTAATTGTTTTCTTAATTTTTGTAATGAAATAATATCAGTTAAATCATCTCCAAAATTAAATTGTTCTCCAGTATCTAAACATATAGCAGAATAAATACTATTAACATCTTCTAAAACTATCATGTTATCTATTGCTCCCTCAATACTAGAAGCAAAGGTTTTTAATTCTTGTTTTTTATTATTAAATTCTACTTGCATATCATATTCATATATTTTCATTTGTTTTCTCCTTTAGTTCTTTATAAGTTTTAATGTTTGGATATTTTTTTAGTTGTTTCATTATCCATTTATCTGTCATGTATGACAAATGCAACTGTCCTCCACCAAACATATGAGTTTGTTCAGGTAATAATCCCTCAACATTATCAACAGTAATAGTATCGGCTTGGTCTTTAGGCAGTAACTCCCTCAACCATTCAACCTGTATAGGTTTTATTTTTTTTCTTAATCTTTTTAATTCTTTTGAGTTCATTGTAATATTTTAAATTCCATATAAGGTTCTTCTTTGTGTCCTTCAGGTAACCATTCTACCACATCTTTTAATTCTTGTAAAGATAAAGATGTAGATTTACTATTACCTTCATCATCATGTGCCATAATAAGAGATTTACCTGCTAAAGTTTTACCATAAATAGTAAAGTATCTATTATCTTTTAATAGTCCTTCATCATCAACATATAAATCTTCTGTATCTGATATTCTCACAATATCAAATGTGCTACACTCTGTTAATAAATATATGTCTTCTATATTTCCTAGTATGTTTACCTCTTTGATTGTTTCATCAAATGGATTTATTAATATTCCTTTCATATTGTTATCCTCCCATGTTCATATAAATTTTCTGCAATAAAGAATAGTATATCATCTCTATCATCATCTGCATGTAGTCCATATACATCACAGATTGTAAATATTTCTTGTTCAAGTTCTCCCTTTTCATCAAGGGTTTCTACTTCTTGTATTATCTTTTCAAATTCTTTTTCATTGTGTTGACTACTCATGTTAAGCCCTCCATTCATATAGTCTGATACCCTTTTCTAATCTACCAAAAGGGCTATCATATATGTTAAGAATATGACATCTGTTATCATATTTTTCTTTTTGTTCATTGCAAATATCTTCTGCAATCTCTCTAGCTTTTTCATCACTATCACACCAAATGTTTAGTGATAATTCTACTCTGTATCTATCTTTCATATTATCTCCTTATAATTTTAATCTAACCAAAGTACATCTACATCTACATCTGGTTGCTCATCACTCATTTCTCCCATATGTTTTCTTAATATTCTAATCGCATGGATTATATTTAACTCCATGATGTCTACCCATTCCTCACGACTATCACTATGATACACCCATTTCTCTGCCATGTCAACAGGTATTTTATTACCTAATACTTCTTGTATTTTTAATGCTTGTTTAAGTTTCATTTGTTATCTCCTTTAATATATCTATATGTATCTCTATTCCATTTTAAGTTTAACAAATTAGTTAGTCTCCACCTAATTGTATCTAAATTAGAAACATCAGACATATAAACATCTTTCATTTCTGTATAATTATCTAGCATACTATCAATTTGATTGACATATGTACACCATTCATGCACCTCTTCTGGTGTTAGTTCTATTGTTGTTTTAGTTTTTAAATGTTTTACTTTCATGTTATCTCCTCTATTTTATAATTTATTTTACCTGTATTAAATGATACTCCACCATTTAAATCTATTAAAGAGTTAGCATATTTTATTGCTTCTTCTTTGCTTTTTGCTTTTATATTTTGTTTTATTGTTGCAATTACTGTAAATGTTTTGTTAGCTGTTCTACTATCTACAACTCTTATAATTGGTTTCATTGTTATCTCCTTATATAAAAATTAATATACTTAAAAGGACAGGTAGCCACATAGTTTGAGAGCTACTCATTGACAAAGTTTATAACCTTTGC